ATTATATACTTAGCCAAAATTGACTCCTAAAAACTTAAATTGAGGGATTCATATATAAATATACAAATAATCATTTTTTAACTTTAGGAAAATTTGGTTTTATGGATTTTCTTTGAGATTTTTCTATAGCTTCATTTTCTTCCGTATAAGCCTTGTCTAATCTTTGAATATACCATCTTCTTAAATAAACTGGCATATTATAGGCTTGTTCAAAAGGTATTGAACCTCTAGAATTAAATGTTAGTTGAAATATCTGTTCGTGGATCTGAGCTTTATACTCAGGAGGAAGGCCAAAAAAACTGTACCGTCATCGGTACCGTAATATCCACCTCCTCCCCGTCCACATCAATTGATATTTCTAAATCGATATCTGGGGTGTTGTCTGAAATATATTCTCTAAATGATCTACTATCTACTGCAAAAAATTCATTATCTACAAAATTATTAACAACTGATCGTTCAGAATTACCATCAACTTCAAGTATCATGTGTTTTAATCTAGTCGTAAGAGATCTATCTATATCACTAATTTTACTTAATGATTTAGCACGTTTTTCAATAGCATCAACATCGCCACTAGTTAAAAGTTTATACTTAATAACTCTATCAGTGGTCGGTAAAGTAAATTCAAATTCATTTTGTCCTTTAGTCATTTTACTAAAATCTATTGAAATATCCTTCAATGAAGTTAAATCCAAATTATGTGTTGTAGGTTCACCAGTAACGGGCGACGTAACATCAAACTCATATTGTTTACCATAAGCTAACACTCTTGCAGCTATCAATAAAGCATTTTTATCACCAATCAATAAATCTGATACTTTGATTTTTTTATCAACTATCAAATTATCTAAAAGTACATCTAAAACAACACCTTTAGCAATAAGATTTTGTGATGTCAAAATATCTTCATCTTTAGCTGTCATATATTTTAATTCGATCTGGCCACTTGATAATGGGCTTTTTTCAGGATACAAATATCCTTTCGACGGTAGATCGATAACTTCCGTCGGAAACGTAGTTTCGGGCATGTTATTCTCCTTAATAAGATTTATAACTAATTGTAAATATAACTAAAATTTTTCAAATTAAATTATTTTTTTGGTGCGAATTTCTCTTTGATTGGTTTAAGAATCATATCGAAAAGGATATCGTCATATTTTGTCGGGGTAAGTTTCACGATTTTTTCTATCGCGTAAATACCAACCAAAACATATTCCCAATTTGCTGCTATCCATTCACTCATTTTTAATCTCCGTTATTATTAATTTTTAATTAATTAAAATTGTAATATCGCGTAATCGTATCTAAGTGATAACTCAATATCTACTGGATCAGTTCCATTTGAAAAATCCAACTCATTAAAGTTTGCATCTTGTACCCATGCTCCTTTTAATGTCCATTCTTCAACTACATCACCAACTGGTCCCAATAAATTAAAAGATACATCCTTTTTATAAAAATCTGAGTATCCATCACGACCTGTTACTGATTCGTGGGATAACCTAACCCATTCCATAACTGCTTGTGCAGCTGATGGAACTACTGGATCATACAAAGTAACTCCAAGTGGTTGCCACTCACCTTTACCTTTAATGTATCTCTTTACATTAATATGGTCTAATGTTATTTCTTCAAATGTTATTTGAGGTCTTGCTGCAGTCTTAATCAAATATGCAGGAATACCTTCGATATACATGACATACCGATTTTTAGTTTTCGGTTCAAACGGGGTAAACATTATTTCAGTTGCGTCAATTAACTCAGGCATCTTTTCTTCTCCTAAATAAGATTTCTTTTCAGTAATAAATATAAGAATTATCAAAAATTGCGCTTATATTAATAATATCCTTTTGAAGTTTTTTTGAAGTTATTATAAAAACAAAAAACCCCAGTAAAAACTGGGGCTTTTTAGTTATCTTATCTTATAAAGATATTTCATTAATTTGTGAAAGTTGCTCCTGTAGGTTGAACAACAAAGTCCAATACAATGAACTCAGCAGTTCTTGTAGGTTGAACAAATATCTGTCCAACTAACCTATTTCTGTCTATTTCATCTGGTGTATTGTTTGATTCGTCCATCACTACCCTAAAAGCATTCAAACCACTATTAGCTTGTACATTTTCAAGATATGGATTAACAGTATTCAAGAAACGATTTCTTGTTGCTGTTGTGTTCTGTTCAAACACCAAGAATTTAGATGTAGAAGCGATAAACTTCTTCACATTAATTAACAATCTACGAACATTAATCCTATCAAGTGCTGATGGTTTGGATTGTAATGTTTTTTGTCCAAACACCGTCGGTCCTTGACCAGGAAATGTTGCAATGGGATTAATTCTTTCTTCATAAAGTTTATCCCTCTCTGCATGATTTAACTTAAACTTAGCTCTAGAGGTTATAGTCAATCCACCTCTATTTAATCCTGCAGGTGCAAACCATTCTTGACCTATTCTGTCATTAAAAGCAAATACACCAGCTAAAGCAACTGAAGGTGGTATCCAAGTTGGCTCCACATTACCGTCGCCTATGGCATAATTTACTTGTACCCATGGATAATACGTAGCTGCATAATTAGTATCTAGTGATCCAAGAGCACTAGTTGCTTGCGAAATAGTATCTGCCCAATGGAATCCATCCATAATATAGAAACAATCGGCTCTTTCTTCCACCTTAGTTATAGCATGTTCAGTAATATTATTATGACAATTACCACCATCCTTACTATGAAGTATTCCAGGAATTACCAACATATTAATATCGAATTCATCTGGATTAGATATTGTATTAATAGCTCGTTTGTATAATGTAGTACCACTAGTAGTTGAAGTAGAACAATCAAATCCCATTACATTAGTAGTAGTTATATCATTATCCATAGATGGTTTTGAAGCTGGGTCTACACCATCAAATCCCCATTGAAAAGGAACTGCAAACCGTCTCTGACCTATATCAGATAAAGCTAATGTTATCTTAACACCTGCACCTGATGTAGTTTGAGGATTTCCAGGTAATGTATCTGCATTAGCATGTCCATACATATTATTTAAACTAAATGCTTTATTAGAACCATTTCCTGTTCCACTTGGAATAGGTGAAAGATAAGCTGCTCCATCATTATCATAACCGCCTCTTATTCTATTCGCTGTTCCAATGTCCATGAAATCAAATCCATGATACGCACTTGCTTGAAAGGATTGTTGATTAGTATTATCAACTTGTTGAAGCTTCATTGATGCGGAAGGTACTATAGTACCACCTGGAACTGGATTCTCTACAGCTGCATATCCATACGGTACTACCGATTTTGGATAATTTTCTATATTTTGAAAATCACCAACTCTACACCATTTAGATCTATTTGGGTGGGTTCCATGATATGTCAACCTACCATTAGCATCTACTACTATATGAGCATCACCAATTTGTTTTGCAAAATAATTTGGAGAATCTGGATTAAAATCACAATTTTCCCAAGTTTCTGGTGCTCTACCATCTAGAGGTATAATAGAAAAAGTAAAATCTCCATAATCAGATCCTGGAATTGATCCAGCTGCTCTAATATTAGAAATACCTACTTTATATTCAGTATTCATATTACTGCCATGACCTAATGTATATACTCTGAATAGGTTCTTAGTAACATCAGTTGATCCATCCCAATCCGTTGTTCCCTGGTCTATAATATAAGGTGTTCTTGCAACACAATAATCAACATTTCCACCCCAAGTAGCTGAGTTACCTACTGCATCATATTGAGCAGTATAAGCTCCATTATTTCCAGCACTAAAATCTAATCCTGCAGATGCTGAAGCACTACCAGTAACTTGTAAAGCATCTACATCGAATTGACAATTATCTGCTGATGTATGAAAAGCCTTATAGAGATATGCATAATCAGTATTACTTAACGGATCTGATGAGATCTTTTTAGCAAAATAATTTGCACTACCACTATCTAAACTTAGTGTTGAAAAAGTTTGATGAGTTCCGCCAGCTCCTATTATTTGTAGATCAAATGTATTATTACCTGCACTAGCGGATGCCGAGACAGAACTCGCAATTCCAATATTCTGTCCAAGTCTTGTATTTGATAAAGTGAAAACCACTGCACTCGAACCCGATACTTCACCACTTTGTAATGAACCTGATATTACTACATTTATGTAATCCGCTTTATATCCACCTGTATGCATTATCCGAACTACAGTTACGCTAGATGCGGATTTTAAGTATTCTTGTACTGCGAAGGGAACATATGATGTTTTTATATTTTTTCCAAATCTTTCTTCAAACTCCCCACCACTCGTTATAATAGTTGGAACGAACGCTGGACCTTTTTGAGTTGGTCCAATCATTGCTGCTCCAATATTAGCAACACCTTGAGGGAGATAAGAAAGATCTGTTTCCTGGGTAAATACGCCAGGACTTACAATTCTTTCGGCCATTTTAAATTCTCCTAGATTTTAGATTAAAAATTAGTTATAAGTTATAAAAGTCTAATATTATTTAATATAAATATAAAATTAAAATCCCAAAAGTTACTCATTCGGCGTAAAAATACCGGTATCTAGGTCTAAATTTCCAATTCCATACTTAGTAGTTAGATCTTCAACAAGTTTTCTTTCATCTTCTTGAGCAGTTACGTGTTGCGCTAACAATTCATCTTTTTGAGTATCCAATGAATCCAAATTTTCTTGTAATCGCTCAGAAGCTATTGTTACTTGTCCAAGATTTACTGTAATTTGAGTATAACGATTTTGTAATTCTCTAATTTTTGTAGTTTCTTCTTCAGCAATCTTAACTTCTTTAGTTTTAGTTTCCGTTTCAGGCATGTTTATAACTCCTATTTTATTATTTTATCTTAGTTAATAGTAAATTTATTTATCAAGTATATATATCGTTAAATTTCTTCAAATAACAATTTTAATTCTTGATTAGCTTCAATTCATCAATTTGTGATTTAAGTTCTTTAATGGATTCTATCAAAACGGGAACTAATTTATTATAATCCACCGATTTAAATGTTCCTCTACCATTTAATCCTTCATGTTCTTTCACAAGTTCGGGAATAACTACTTCAACTTCTTGTGCCAACACTCCAAGATCGTGTCCCATATCTTCTCGTTTCCAATCATACTCAACACCACGAAGTTGCATTATAGTATCTAAACCATATTTCATATCTGTAATATTCTCTTTAAGATTCATATCAGATGCAACGGTTGAAGAATAAGCAACAACATCAGCGTCTGCGTGAAATGTACCTCCAGCAGTCATTCTAAATTCCTCTACTCCATTCTGATAATAACTAATTTGCCCATCAGACCCCGTAGCAAAACATATATTATCACTTGCATCATATCCAATTTTTAATCCTGTGTTGTAAATACTTGTAATAGTTGTTTGAGCTGCTGTTACCGCTATATCATTAGCATTTGCTGTGATTCCGTCTCCCCCAATTACATTTAATGTAGCTGAACTACCTAATGATACTGCTCCACCACCTGTTAATCCAGTTCCTGCTGTATAAGTTAAAGAACTATTTGCTAAATGTACATTATCAACTGCTCCATCTACTATTTCATCACTATTAATAGCGTCATCTGCCATTAATGCATTTGTAATTTGACTACCAGCGATGTGTGCTGTATCTATTGAAGCATCTACATACTGGTCAGAATCAATAGAGTTAACTGACATATGAGCATTATCAACTGCACCAGATGCCAACTCAGCACTATCTACTGCATCATCTGCCAAATGTTCATTATCTATAGAAGCTGCCGCATAATGTTCTGAGTTGATAACATCATCACCGATTTTTGCTGCTGTAATTGCATCGGCTCCGATTGCTGAGTGTACTAGTGCTGTACCACTCCACACGCCACTTGTTACTGTACCTAATTCGGTAATATCTAAAGCATTTATTCTTGCCAGGGTTTCATCACCAGTATTTGTACCACTTGTACTTTGAATATTATCAGCAATCGTCTTAGTAAGTGCAGTTCCACCAATTGTTAATGAGGTGGCGTCAACTTCAACCTTACTTGCTGATAGATAAGTAATTGAAGCACTTGTTGCTGACAATGTTGCTGTACTTGGATTGTATGTTAATGTTCCAGTATCATCTAATAAAGCATTTGATCCATCGTGAAAAGGAACTGCAAAGGCTGTATTGGCTGTACTATCTGTAACAGTTACAGTAGCTGCCAATGTTGCATTACCTGCTGTTAAACTTGAAGCCGTTCCTGTTACATTTGTCATCACACCACTTGCTGGTGTTCCCAGAGCTGGTGCCACCAAAACCATTCCACTGGCCATAGTTCCTTGAGCTACTTGAGCAGCTGGTAGTGCTGTACAGTTAGTTAATACTCCACTTGCTGGTGTTCCTAATGCAGGTGCCACTAAAACCATACCAGAAGCCATCGTACCTTGAGCTACTTGAGC